GTGATTTTTGGTATATAAAATTCTAATTCAACATTTACCAGTGTTGAACCGTTCTCTCTTGTTGCGTTTGCATTGAAACCAGCAGTTCCTCTATCAAACTCAAATTCATACCATGTTGAACCTACAAATTCCTTAAATTCTCCTCCATGAGCATCAGATCCAGGTCCTGTACCAGCAGCAGCGTAATCTACTGCTCCTAATCCACCCTGTTCCATTAACCAGATTCGTTTAAGTCCACCTCTTCGGTTTCTATCGCAACATAATATAGCGTGTCCTTGTGTTAAAGCCATTTTATTTTTGTTTTTTTTTTGTTAATCTTCAGGGGGTTTTGACACCCCCCTAAGATATATTAATTATTAATCCTCAGTCATTGTTACAACCATTCCAGGCTCTTTTACAGCAACCCCAAAGGAATATAACATTCTGAATCTGTTTTCTTTACAATCTCTGTTGTACCACATATCAACATCTTGTGCTTGGAAATCAGTACCAATAGTAATGTTGTTATCCATAGTCCAGATTGCAGCTTTAGTTTCTGCTACACCATTTGGAGCTAAACCATTAGTCATAGTATTTAAAGCAACACCATTAGTTGCAATATCAACATCCCAAGAATTTACAACTACCAATGGAACGCCATTGAATTTCAATGAACCAACTCCATTTTGTAAATCAGCATAAGCTGCTGTGTGTGCACCATTACTTGCTCTTAAATCTTTTGCATAAGCATCAGCGAAAGCTCTTGAACAGTAAATAAGTTGATTATCAGATGTCGCTAACTCAGTTGAACGAGCAGCTAACATATCTTCTAATGTAGTAATCATATCAGTATTGAATACTTTTACTTGAGAAGTTGGTAAAGCAGCACCAACATGACCATCTAAGAATTTCCAAACTCCATTACAAAGTTTTTGTGTCGTATCAGTTGTTCCTCCAACAGTATCACCCCACCATAAAATGCTTGAGAAATCTCTAGCGATACCTTGCATTATGATTTCTGATACTATCTCCATAAAAATAGTTCCTGTTAAGTCATATCTTGCGATATTTCTTTTAAGTAATTGTGATTTAATGTGAGATAATAAAGATGTAGCTTGTTGTTTGTGCTCTACTTCTAATCTACATAAAGTAAGTTCAATAACAGTGTTAGTAACTCTACTTGCATCCTCTGCAAAGCATACATCACTCATTGTTTTCGTAATATCTTTAAGTGATGAATATCTATCTAATTTGATAGATGCTCCAGACACATCAGATATGATTTCCATACCTCTAAGGTGATCGTTTTCGTAAAATAATGGCTCTAGGAAATACTTTCTAGCATCTTCCTGACTCCATGATAAACTTGTGTTAATTATATTTGCCATTTCTATTTAGTTTTTATTGTTTTTAAAATACACTTTAGTATCTGATGCTAATCCACTAGCAAGAGAATCCCAAGAACTTTCAGACTTAGTGTCTGGTGTTGGGTTAGGATCCTTACTAGGAACTACAGCAGTTGGAGTTCCCTCCATTTTAGCAACTTTGAAAGTAGCAATCTCTGCCTCTAATGTTGCAATGTAACCGTCCTTTTCAACTATTGAACCATTTAATTCAACGATTGCTTTAGCAGACTCTTCAATAGACTCTTCTATAGCACTCATTTTACTAGATACTTCTTTGTTGTCAAGAATTTTTACTTCTTTTGCCTCTGATGTTTTATTAAACATTTCAGAAATAAAAGATTTTAAGTTTTCAAACTCTTTTTCCATTTGATTTTCTTTTTTTTGATTATTAAATAAATTAGTTACAAGACTCTTGTTCTTGTAATCGTACTTGTTGATGTCAAATTTAGCAGCCATTTTAATAGGTGATTCAACTGAGTGGATAAATCCAGCCTCAACTGCCTCAGAACTATTAAACCAAGTTTCTTCATCCATCCAGGCACGAATTTGCTCTTCTGATTGTCCACTTTTTGACACATATATATTAACTAGCCTCTCACCCATCTTATCCATCAGGTCAGCTGCCTTTCTTAAATCATCCGATTCTCCTACTTCTCCTCCCCAAACATTGTGTATCATATATAGTGAGTTTTCACTCATAATTACCTCATCAGCAGCAAGTGCAATAACACTAGCCATAGATGCAGCAATCCCTTCAATACGAGAAGTAACTTTTTGTGGTAGTCTGCTTATAGCATCATAGATAGCCAAACCATCTATAACAGAACCTCCAGGCGAATTTATCCTTAACAGAACAGATGTATCTTTAGGTAGATTTTTAACATCATCAATAAAAGACTTGGCATCTACCCCATACATACCAATCTCATCATATATCATTACCTCAGCAATATTGCTTTCGGTAACATTTTTTATATTATACCAATTCATAAGGCAATATAAATCATAATATTTAAAATAGTTTGGAAGTTAGTGGAATAAAAAAACATTTTGTTAAAATAATTTGGATATTAAATTTATTGTTCGTTACATTGTAATTCAATTAATAACTTAACTATGAACTTTACAACAAAACTTTCGGGATTAAATGTTTCAGTCTTTAACATTGCAACAGACAACCACGACTTTGAATCAAACCTTACTGTAGAGTGGGAGTTTTACACAGAGATGAGGGAATGGGGGGTTAAGGATGTGGGTATTTATGCTACTAAAGTATATGGGGAGATAGAAATTAATTATTGGGGAGAAGAAGAAGGGGATAAGATTGAAACACAAGAAATAACATCTGATGCAAAGGGATGGGAACTAGATACACAAAGTGATATTGAGTGGGGAAATTGTATTTGCCCTCAATATATAGAAGTTGATTATGAAACTAGAATAATAACCGTAATATTTTAATATATGAATTTAGATGAATATAAATTAGGAAACCCTATTGATGATGGTGTTGGTAGTACAATGGTAAGCAACTGTTGTGGATCAGATATTGGAGAGGGAGATGTAAGTACCTGTTGTGGTGCTAGTATGTGGGGAGAAACCGATATATGTGGAGACTGCAAGGAACACGCTGATAGAGAGGAGATGTGCTGTCAAGATTGTGGAGATATTTGTGATGAGATAGAGGATTATGAATATGAAGAACAACAAAGAGATAGTGCAAGAGAGATGTCAAGAGATGAATAAAAAGCAAGAGTTACAGATATTTTTAATGTATATGCTTATTATTATATTAATAATTTTAATAAATGGATGTAGCACAATAAAAAGCATAGATGACACAGAACATTTATGGATAGGAGATAATGGAATTGAATTTTACGAATAACTAAATTAAATTAAATGGGAAAAATGAAAGAAGTGTTTGCTCTACACCAACAAGAGCAAGAAGAGTTTGAAATGTATTATGGAGAAATGTATAAGATAGCAAAGTATATGGGAACAGAGAGTCTATACAGCGAATTATATAAATCAAGCATAGAAAATAAAACTAGTAATAAACCAAAAAAAGAAAAAAATGTCAGAAAATAAAACAGCAGAAACAAAGAAAGATGTAATGAGAAGATTATTTCTTGCTAACAACTTAGTTAAAGAAGATGTTTTCAAACACGCCCACTACACAATCATAACTAGGCAGGGGATAGACAAAATCCAGGCTGCACAATCCATTGAGATTCGCTATGAATTAGCACACTTGTCAGAGGATCATTCTCATTGTTTAATTAAAGCATTTGGGAAGATGGGAGACAAGATTATTGAAACTTACGGAGAGGCAACGCCTAAAAACAACAAAAACTCTTACACTGTTGCTATGGCAGAAAAGAGAGCTATGAGTAGAATTGTACTTAAACTTTCGGGTTTCTATGAAAATGGTTTTTTTGGAGAAGATGAGAGTGATGACTTCAAGCGATAGAGATTGGATAGATGATGTTCTTGATGATGAGCTTTGCAATGGATGGCAAATAGGTAACATTGAGGCTTTAATGCTTACATCAGCTGCAAATTACTTATATGAACATATTAACCTTAATGAATTAACTTATAAAGATGCCGAAGAAATTATCAAAGTCTTGTACGAGAACAATTGCCCTAAAGACCCTCAAGATCAATATAAACTTATGTGTAAAAGAGGAGTCTTTAAATAAGCTCCAAAGGGTTAGAAAGGTTTATTCTTTATTGAATAAATATAGAAAAGTAATAATACCTATAAATAATAATAAAGGTTACATATTATTAACTCACTATATAAAATTTTTAAATGCTATTCCAGATGAATTGTTTAGTGATAAACCAATATTTTATTATGAAAACAATAAATGGGATTCTTTAGGACTTCTTGGTGAGAGAACTCATAGATCAACAATAAGAACAAAGTATTTGCAACTATGCTTTAGACAAGCTGGGCTAGAAATAACAAGGGTTTTAGATAATGAAGTTGAACAATTTAAAGTGTTTAAAACAGAGAAGAAAAGATTTTTAGCTGCACTATATTATGTTAGCGGCAAGGTTACTAATGTTGAATTAAAAAAAATATTAACAAAATCAATTAAATTAAGTGATGAAAGAATACTATATGAACAATCAGGAAGAGGCAATAACTCAAATAATAGAAAAAGTCTCTGGGGTTTCTAGGGAACTAATTAGAAGTAAAAGTAGAGTTAAAAGAATACACATACCTAGAAGTATTTTAGGTTATATGTTAAGGCAAGATGTAGGGTGTACTTATAAAAGAGCAGGAGAACTAGTAGGTAGGGATCACGCCTCTGTTATAAAATACAATAAAGACCATGAAGGTAATTTTAGGTACTACCAAGACTACAAAATATTATACAGAGAAGTTCAATCAAGATATATAAGTGAATATAAAGGGGTTAAATTTAGTATAATACAAAAACAAATTAAGGATTTACAAGAACAATTAAATAAAATTGCAGGACAAACACAAGAGTATTAATTAAAATCAATAATAAAATGTCAGTAAAAGA